AAGCAGCTAAGAAGTCGGATAATCCCTCGCTTGTACATATGGCGAATTTCGCATCGACATTGAAAGGTTTCAAAAAGTAAAAGGTAAACCAACATGGCAGCAGACGGCGGAGTAGCAGCGGCATTAGCGAGTGCAAAAAAGACGTTAAAGGGCGTAGCGCATTCTAACATAGATACTGGCGGGCAACATGCGTGGACCCCGGCTAAGAAGCCAGCGGCGGCACCAGTTAAGTCCGATCTTTCAAACGTACCTTATTCGGCAGCACGTAAGTCTGGCTTGGCCGGAGAGGCTCAAGACGCAGGCGAAGGTATCAAGCACAGAATGGAAACGGAAGACGCAGCTAGAAAATCACTGGAGCAGTAAACAAGCGATGTTTAAGTTTTTCAAAGACGCGTTTTGTGATAATGGAACACCGAGCAGCAGCCGTATTCTTACTGCTGTGTCGACGATAACCGTTCTCGTTGGTTTCATTCACGTTTGTTTTCACAACCATCAATTACCTGATGGCGGAGCGAGCGCAGGAGCAGCAACACTTGCAACAGCAGCTTACGCAGCCAACAGGGCTACAACGGCGTGGCAGAACAGAAATCAACCTAATCCGCCCAGCAAAGATGACGACGCTATTGCAGCCGCAGCAGACGTACCTGTAGTTGTCAAGAAGAGTTAAGAATGCTAAACGATTCGGTTCAAGAAGTTTTGAAAGGCGCGAAGAACGTTTTACAAAAAGGAAACAACTCGACAGAGAATGTTGAGGGCAATCCAACGTTTTCTTTTTCACCACCAGCAATAAAGAAGCCGAGCATACCGCAAGCCAAAGAGCCCAGAGAGGCTCCGTACAGTCTTGCGTACGATGCAAATAAACAGCAGTAACTGGCCAGCAATATAATTGGCCGAGGAAAATATTTCAATGGCCAAGTCAGTTGCAGAAAGACAAAGAGATTATAGGGCACGAAAGAAGTTGGCTCAAGATCAAGCCAGCGCCATGCTCCCGAAAGAGCAAGAAATTGAGAACGCTCTTGATGAACACGCGGCTAATCTTTCGTGGGCTCAAGAATTTGATGCGACAGGCAAGCGCTATAAGAGCGAATGCCGAAAGTTAGTTGAGCTTCTGGCAATCTACGAAGGTGCCAACATCCTTGACATGGAAGACGAGGACGAAGAAGAAACGGACAAGCGCAAAAAGACTAAGAAGAAAGAACAGAATCGTCCGATTCCATTCAAGCACCCGTTTAAGATTCGCGCGACCAAAATGGTCGACGACAGTTTGGGACAGGACTTTAAAGTAGAAGTTCCTATAGACCCCGACACGTTCGAGTACAAAAAGCTCAATGGTGAAGTTGTTAATTGCAAGCTGATGTATGAGGTCGACGGAACGGCTCCTGTGTCATTTCGTCGTTGGCTCGATTTGCGCGACAAGTATCGCAAAGACTTATTTGCATTAGGACGTTTGCTAGGCTGCAGTCTTTTCCACAACACGCACCAAGTTATATGTGATATGTTCGTTGTCAAAAATTTTGACGGAATGTACTTCGACGAGTACACCAAAGACGACGTACATACGGCGATAGGCAAACAGCAAAGGTTTGCGAACGATGGAACGACCCCGACTAGAACCATGCTTCTCTTTGCTCCTCGTTCTGGATATAAGTCAACTATCGATGGCTTGGACGTAGTACAGTGGCTTTTGAATTGCCCAGACGCTCGCATAATGATTATGACGAACGTGAAGAACTTGGCTCGGATGTTCATGATGGAAATTAAGTCTTATTTCTATCTACCGAAAAGAGGAACGCCGACGGCGTTTCAAACTCTATTCCCTGAGTACGTGCTTACAGGCATTAACGGAAAATCGAAAGAGCCGTTCATGTGCCCCGCGCGAACATTCAATTCGAAAGAAAACCACGTTTGGATTACGTCGATGGATTCGTCATCGACAGGTTCTCGTTGCGATATCAGAAAGATGGACGATATCGTTGATGATAAGAACTCGGCAGACGAAGAGCTTCGCGAATCATTGAAAGAGAAAGTGAAAGCCACAAACAACCTTGTTGAAGGTTGGGGCTTTACGGATATCATTGGTACGCGCTATTTTACCAAAGATTGGTACGGCTGGCGTATGTCGAAAGACGAACACGGCAATGATCCTGAACCGTACGCGTATTTGAGCATCTCTGCTTGGACTTCTAAGCCAGAACACAAAACTAAATACGATTATCTTCTAAGTGTTCCTAACGGAATATTTGATGTCACGGAAGATATGGTTGATTTGTGGTTCCCTTCGAAGTTGAGTTTTGCCAGACTTCGTTCACTGTTGAAAGAAAACAAAGAACGCGGTTTCAAGAACCAACAACTTAACATCGCAACCGATCCGCAAGAAATAGATGACTACGTTAATCAGTTCGATATGGATGTGTTAAGAGCCCATTTGTATCAACCGAGCGCTGTACCTAAAGAGATGGAAATTATTCAATCTTGGGACACCGCGTACAGTGATAAAAGCACATCGGATTTTTCGGTCGGCAGCACCCTCGGAATATACAGAGGCAAAGACGGCATCCCCGGCGTAGTTGTTTTGGACGTCGTTTATGACAAATGGAAGTCATCCGAGTTAGCTTACCAGATGATTGATTTTCATAAAAAGCACAGACCGTCAGCCGTATTTATTGAAGATGTCAACGGAACAGGAACGTTCTTAGATGGTGATTTACGAAACGCAAGTCGCAGATATGGTTCCGACATCGCACAATTCATTCGTCGTCGACCGGTATCCTTAAAACCAAACGCCAAACGTTCTAGAATTATGGATTTGGAATTCTTGTTGGCAAACGACAGACTGTGGTTTGTCGTAGCCGCGTGGAATGACATGGCGTTTAAACAGCTTACGGAATACAGAGGCGGTAAAAGTACCGCATATCGAAAAGATGACATACCGGATTCTGTGGCCCTAGGCGTCACGTCTCACTTGCCTCCTTCCGCTCTTAAACACGACGCCGATCCAAAAGACGTCGAAAAAGAGCACGAAGAAATGCAAGAAAAGGCGCGCCGCGAAGCTTGGAAGAATCGCATGTTCGGCGGTCACAACCCAACAAAGCCAAACGTAGCTCCCGTAGAACCGACACCACCGCCGAGAGATTCTCGGCAAGAGTTAATGAAAAAACTGGTTGGCAAGATTTTGCCTCCCGGAATGCGACTATAATTTTGTACGTACAACCTGATTGGGGCGTGCCTGTAACACGCCTCAGTCTACTCTTTACAGGAGAGTGAAAATGTTTGTTTATTTGATTACGAATTTAATTAACGGCAAGCGGTATATCGGACAAACAAATCGTCCGTTAGCACGTCGTTGGTCTCAGCACTGTAGTTCTTCGGGGTGCTGCGCTTTAAGCAGCGCTATACGAAAGTACGGCAAAGAGAACTTCTCTATGGAAATTCTTTTTGATGTGCCTACTAGAGAACTAGCCGACGAGTTTGAAAAAGCGTATATCGAACGGTATCATACGATGGTGCCGAATGGGTATAACCTCAAGACAGGCGGTGATGTTCCTGTTTACAGCGAAGAGAGTCGCAGAAAGATGTCTGCCAGCGGCAAAGGAAGAATTAGTTCACGTAAAGGCGTTGTTCTTTCCGAGGAAACAAAAAGAAAAATCTCGGAATCAAAAACAGGCGTGAAACAACCCGAGTGGGCTGTGAGAAAACGGGTTCTATCTCAGACGGGTGGCAAGCGGTCTGAAGAAACTAAAGAGAAAATGAGATTATCAGCCAAAGCAGACTGGGATAAACGCCGTGCATCTGGATATATTGTTTCTGAAGATGCGAGAAAGAGAATGTCTGAATCCCAAAAACAAAGATGGGAAAATAGGAAATTAAACAGTGTCTGATTCTCAAGAGCAGCGAATAGAACAAAAAATCCACGACCTCTATGTTACTCCTGCGAACGAAATCAACACAGAGAATACATTTGTCGATAAAGAAACCGATACCATTGCTTTCAATGATTCCGCCGCTGTCAAACTAGTTATAGATGATACAACCGAAGCCGATAACTACATAAATGTCCAACAGTGGAGTAACGGGTGGACCCTCGCAGATTTATTGTATCAGTCACCGGCTACTCAGAGTGCCTTTGATGGTGGAAGCGTCGGAAGTTCTTCGGTACCAAAATTTTCCGTCAGCAACCACATCTCGTCTATCGTCCCAAAAATTATGGGAGGGTTATTTTATGAGGACCCGCCATTCGATCTCCGTCCTCGCCCGTCTGTATCGCAAGATGTAGTTAGAGCCAAAGAAGCAATTTTTTCGGCTCAATTAGATCAGATGCACTTCGAAGAAGAAGTCGAACGTACTATGGAACAAGCTGCCCTTTTGGGCACTGGTATCATGAAGTACGGTTTCATCGAATTCGAAAAGAAGATGCGTCGTTACAAGCGCAAGGGCGAACGTAAACCTATCGAGCAATCAGACGGAAGTGTCAAGATGGTTGACACGCCC